TTTAGATGTCAATGTTCAATATACTAAAGAGGACCCAGCAGACCGTATCAACCCTATGACTGGTGAGCCCTACAGAGAAAACTTTGTTGTTGGTGGGATAGCTGGTAAGTTAGCAAAAAGACTTACTAAAGCAGGTTTTGATACTGATAAACCTTTATACCATGGTTCAGAAAATGTATTTGATGAATTTGACCCTACTAAAATAGGACAAAAAGACAAAGGTTTTTATGGTAAAGGATTTTATTTTACACCACTTAAAAGAGAAGCTGAATTGTATGGTCCTAATGTTGAAGAATATTTTGTAAAAGGTAAAATGCTAGACCTTGAAGGTGGTAGCGAATTACAAAGAGTTTTTGATAAAAAGGCTTTTGAAGAATCTCAAATGGAAAATGCTTTTGATACATATAAATTATGGGCTAGTAAGTTAGATAAAATAGATGCTTTACCTCCGGCTCAAAAATTAGCATATAAAGATTTTTTAAAAGTTGAAAAGTATTTTAAAGATAACTTAAAATTAACAAAAACTTATAAAGATAAGTACGGGAACCAACGTTATGATGCATCTATAAAAATGCCAGACTCAAGTGTTATAAAAGAAAGTGATAGTTTTGATGATGCATCAGAATTGTTTGAAAGATACCTCCGAGATATAGACAATACAACAGATGAGTCGGGTACTAAATATCTCTTTCCTTATTTAAAAAACGTAGAAACAAGATTGTCAATGGTAATGAGAGATTTAGATGACCTTGAATACAATGAAGGTATTGAAGACGTGGCTGAGTTTGTAGCATCTAAAGTAAAAAAAGCTGGGTTTTCTGGTATAAGAGCAGGTTCTGAAACAGTAGTCTTTGACCCAAAAAACATAATAAAAAATAGTTCAAAATTAACTGAAGAACAGATGAGTCGGCTAGGTTTTGCTATTGGTGGAATAGTATCAAAAGTTGCTCAGCAATTAACTAAAAGTCAAAAGAAAAACATAGTAGATGGTGATTATGTTTATCATTTTACATCCAAAGCAAATGCTGAAAAGATTAAGAACGAAGGATTGAATCCACTAAAAACTTCTAACTTTGTAAAAGCTGGAACAGGAGAAAGGTATCAAGCCTCTCCTGCTGTATATGCTTTTAAAAACCCAGCAGATGCTGTAGCTTTTGCTAAAAAGCATTATTGGCGAGGTGATGATTTTGAAAAATTAGCTTTAATTAAAATTAGAAAAGGAAACTATAAATGGGAACCAGACCAAGCTCCTGATATTGAAAGTTTATTTGGACCAGAAGGACTTGAAAAATTAAATATTAAATTTGATAAAAGAGAAGTAAGAGACTTTGCAACAGACAAGATACTTGATACTTATGATGAATACTTACCTTCCATTAAATTTTCAGGAGGAGTTATAAAAAGTAGAGATATCGTTGATGTTAAAAGTATGACAGATATAGAGAAAGCCTTTAAGGACCCTACTGAGTTTAGGGCTTACTCTACACATAATGAAAACTGGCCTAATGTAGAAGGTAATCCTTATGGTTTTGCTAAAATTATAGATGATGTTTTTGAAAATAAAAGATAAATAATGCTACTATACACAGAAAAACAACTCGAAGAAGCTTGGCAGGAAAACTGTAAGGCTCGAGCAAAGCTATCAATACCTTGGCTAACTATCGAAGACTTTAGACCTATCTACGAAGAAGAGATGGAGAAGTTTATGTTAGGAGAATATGATTAAATGAATGTAAAAGAATGTGCAGCACAAATAAAAAGACACGAAGGCGAAGTCCTTGAAATCTACTTAGATAGTTTAGGTTTAAAAACTTTAGGAATTGGCCATTTATTACAGCCTAAAGACCCTGAATACGACTGGGAAGTTGGTACATCAGTCAGTCAAGAAGTTGTTAGTAAATATTTTAAAGATGATTTTAATAAACATTTAGCAGAAACAATACATGTCTTTGGAACGGAAAAAGATTTTTATAATTTACCAGAGAATATACAACACGTTTTAGTTAATATGTGTTTTAACTTAGGAGCTAGTCGTTTAGGTAAATTTAAAAAGATGTTAGAAGCATGTCGTTCTTATGATTGGTCAGAAATGGCTCGACAAATGGAAGACAGCAAATGGTTTGGACAAGTAGGGAGACGAAGTAAAGAATTACAAGAAATGGTATTAGGAGAAGTTAAATGAAAAATTTATTAAAAAATATCGTAGGAGCAGTGGCTCCGACACTTGGCACAGCCCTCGGTGGTCCGATGGGTGGTATGGCAGGTAATATGATTTCTGAAGTGCTAGGTTGTCCTAACAACCCTAAAGCGATTGAGAAAGCAGTAGCAGAAGCTACACCTGAACAAATGCTAGAACTTAAAAAAGCTGAACAAGCTTTTGAGTT